CGTTCTTCTTTCCATATCGTTGTGCATACTTTAATATGTTACCAATACAAAAACCCTCACCATGACCACCATCAATAATAAATTCAGTTGCCTGAAACTTATTCTTACTGTAGTGTTCATTATAGGTGTTATCAATATAAGTCTTTAACTCTGTTAAAGCTTTATCTTCGTCATACTTGTACGTTATCTGTTTCTTCATTATCGTTTATCACTTTCTTCATAATATTAATATTTGCAGAGAAAGTTCTTCTTTCTCCATCTCCAAAAAATGGATTCACAGAATGTCGTAACCATGATGGAAACATAATTAAAGTTCCAACTTCTGGTTTAACATATTCTTCTGTAATTGGTCTTAACATATTTACATCTCGCATACCATTAGTACCCCAAGTAAAATATGTAAATCCATCTACTGCACCACTTGAGGAATTTAATCCCTCAAAATCTTCAGCAGGATTAGGTAAGTTTGCAATTTGCTCTGGAACTTTCAGATACAAAATACAAGACAAACCGATTGGTGTTTCAGTTCCATGATCGTGTAGAGGATTATAATCACCCTCATAACTATGAACTGTCCAAGCATCTTTTATAGTTGCTTCATAATCTTTTTTAGTAACATTTTTCATATAAGTTACTGCAAGTTTTTCTAATACAATAGAAAATTCTTTTCCTATTTCATCATCTATAGGAAAATTAATTTGTGCAGATTTTTCACAACGATTAATTTGACCAACTAACTTATCTGAAAAGTCAACTGCACCATCTAGTTCTTCCTCAATATGAGCATTTAATTCATCAATTGCTTCTATAGGGATTTCAACTTTCATCATGTGAACTGCAGCCTGTGGTCGCATTACAATTGACATACCATTTTCAGATGGTGGAGGCGCTGGTTGAAATTTTAGATTGAAGATATTATCTAAAGGTAGTTCTTCTAACTTGCCTTCTTTTTCATATTCTTCATATTGTTTTCTCATTTCTATAGTTTTAGTTTTTCTATATCTTTTTTGTTTTGCCAAAGTAATAACTTCATCTTCTGAAGCATCTGGCTCAGTCTTTTTAATAATTTGTATATCTTTTGGTAGAGGTTTAGTTTTATCTAATTCCTCTTGATTGTATGTCCAAGTAAAAGTTACATCTTCTGATGGAGTTGCAACTGCACCATCTTCTAAACCACCAGCTGGTAGGTCATATACTTTCAATCCCATAATATATCTCCTAATTCAATATAAACATTATGACATAAAGAGAGGGTTTTGTCAACCCTCTCTTTAATTTTATTTTACTTAATTTTAATGAGTCTAGGTTTCTTTTCTTCTGGAATAATCTGTTCTAACTCGATTACCAAAAGTCCATTTTCTAACTTAGCATCATTGACTACAACGTCATCTGAAAGTGTAAACTTACGATTGAACTTTCTATAAGAGATTCCTCTATGTAGTGTCCACTCGTCAGCTTCATTATCTGTTTCTTTTACAGAACGAACTGTAAGTACACCATCTGCGACTTCTATTTCAATATCCTCTTTACTGAAACCAGCAAGAGCCATTTCAATAGTATATTTGAAGTCTTCTACCTTTTGAATATTATAAGGGGGGAAGCCTGTAGATTGTTGTTGATGTTTGACATAATCGTTTAGACGATTAAACTGTCTTTCAAAACCTACGCTGTATGGTGTTAGTTGATTAAAATTGTCGAATAGACTAAGTGTATTATATGTTTTGCTTACCATGATTATCTCCTTTTAAAGCAAGATTATATTGACAACCCTTAATGGCATTGTCTTTGTGTTGAGAGTAAACGCCAACACGCCGCTGGTACTTTCCCCATTCACTCTCTATATTATATATAAGGATTGTAACTCTAGATTACAACCCCTATGCATAATTTTTTTAGAAGAACCTAGAATTGTGGTTCTTCTGCAACAGTTGTTTCTACTGTTGGAATTTCAGTAGTTTCTTCTAATGGATTTACACCAGCATCAATCTTGGTGTATAAGTCCATGAAAGATTCTTTAGTGTCATCATCAAACCTAGCGACACACATTTCAATAGACTTCATTTTGTCCTTGAAGATTGCAAAGGCTTTGACAATGTGGTCAAGTCTTCTAGTAGATATCAACTCATCAACACCACCATCATAGAAAGTCTTTCTGATAACTTCAGACCAAGTAACTAAGTTAGTTGCAAAGTCTTCGTCTACAGTTCCATACTTTTTCATAGAACCAAGAACAATCTTTTTTTCTACTGACGCAGCAGCATATGGTTGTTCAATTGTAACTGCAAACCTCTCAAGGAATGCCTCGTTCAAAATGTTAGTTCCAATGAATCTACCATCTTCTGAACCTTTACCTTTAGTATTGGCAGTGGCCATCACATTGAAACCATCTTTAGGAGTAATCCACTTGTTTACTTTTTTCAAGTAAACACCTTTACCCTCTAGGACAGGCTGTAAACACATTAACTTGTTAGAACCTAAGTCACACTCATCAAGTAAAAGAGTACAACCTTTTTCCATTGCTTCGATAACTGGCCCTGGCACAAACTTAGTTTCTCCATTGACCAATCTGAAACCACCAAGTAAATCGTCTTCGTCAGTTTCGATAGTAATGTTAACTCTGATTAACTCTTTGTTCATATCAGCATGAACTTGTTCAATCATAAGAGTCTTACCATTACCAGACAAGCCAGTAACAAATATAGGATAGAACAAACCAGACTTTACAATCTGTTTAATATCCTTGAAGTGACCCCAAGGCACGAAACCCTCGAACACACTAGGAACTAGGTTTTGTTTTTCCATATTAGTTGCAATCAAACTCATACTCGCAGTATTTTCTGTCGGAGTATTTATGATTGTTGATGGAGAAGTTTCTCCTGGCAGTTTGAATTGATTGTAACCGACCTTGAATTGTTTTTTAAACCAACCTGCTTTTGGAATACCAGCACTATACGAAGCATCCTTTACTTGTTGGTTTGTAAGAATAGAACCAGCACCGAACATATCAGTTGCAGCATCTATAAACTTTTGTTTCTGTGGTGAAAAATACATTATTTAAATCCTCTCAAAGTTTTCATCATCATTTTATATTTCATAGTACCATGTTTTTTTAGTGTTGTCAAGTCGAGTATCTAAGTCCTTGTTTTTACTTGACATTTCATAGTAAGAGTTTTTAGTGATTCCCAAGTTTTGCGAATCACTTTTCATTAGGCAACCATCTTAATGAAGTTATTAAGTAATGGTCTATTTGCAGTTTTACCATTTGACATTTTACCAAAGGCACGTTTCAACTGACCTTTATTATAGGTAACTCCATCTTCTAAATCAAGTTCAGTATTCATCTCAAACTTGTTAGGCCCTGGCAAGATATAAGTAACATCAAAACCTTGACCTTTAGGAACAATCAAAACATTTTCCTTGTTACACTTTTTAACTAAGTTCATCATTTCTCTATATGATTGCACCATGTCATGTTCAACTACATCTCTAACAGCATTGTAATTAACAGTACCTTTTCTACCACTACCAGCAACAAAAAAGTTTACAATGTTTGTATCAGGCATTTTTTTCTTTAACAATGCAAGTAACATTTTAGTTTGAAAACCATATCCTTTGTAGTCCTTAGAAGATACTTTGTTTCCAGACTTAACATCAGTAAAGATTTGAGTACCATATCCAATACCTTGTTGACCATTATTAATCTGACCATCTCTTTTATAAACATGAAATCTATCGTGAATAGAATTACTCGCACCATCAGTAAGAAACACAGTATGCATTTTCTGAACTCCAGCAGTTTTCTTGAACTGTGGAATTAAATCCATTGCACAAATTATTGTATCATTTAGTGGAGTAGAACCAAGTGCTAATGAACAAGGCTCTTGGTAAGGATAACCATCAGTTCTCCAATCTCTATAACTCCACCTAGAAGCAAGCATATAAAGATAATGCATCATGTTGTTTTGTTCTTGAGTTTTCATTCTACTTGAAAAGAAGTTTAATAAACTAACATTAAGAACTAAATCACCAGACTTAAAGTTTTGTCCATATCCAGACTTATGACCATTTTTTCTATTGTAAACATT